TTTGCGTAGCCTCTTTCACTTACTACCTTGACGTAATTTCTGTCGATCAAACTCAGCAAAACTTGCATCACGTCTTTCAATTCTTCATCCAATGCGCCTGCTAGGTCTTTTGCTGTGATGACGCCGTAGCTGCGCATGAAGTCTAGAATGTGTAGCTCTGGCTTTGTTAGTGGTTCTCTCCACACGCGCCGTCGTTTGTCATCTGGCAAGGCTGCACGTAAACCCAGCCGCGCACGTTTTCGCTCAAACGTCATCATTCTCCGCTTTAGCATTTCCTCATCCATCACGTTCTAGCTCATATTTGCGTTGGAGAATGATTTGCTTTTGCGCTTCACTCCACGTTGAGAGGTTAGGGTTGCGCAACACACGCCGACGATTGGCAACACCTTCCAACTCAGCAATTGATCTGACCGTCTGCAAAGCCCGGTAAAACTCATTTTCATCAAGATCAGACCAATCCCCTAAAAACATCGACATTCGTGACATCGAACGCGACACGCATAACACCCCCCTAAAGGGGGGTGCTTTATAGCATGTCGTTTCGCTCGACTTCGACACGACACAAAAATGTCGAAAAATGTCGTGTCATGTCGCGTGTCACCCCTCATCACACCGCCTAACCACCCCCTCTTTTTGAATTACTTTTTGCAGTTCTATGAGGCCTGTCATCACCCTGTTAAACCGCGCTCTGTCGTTCCTTCTGTTGTCCGTGGCATACCGATCCAAGTACTCATCGCGCAGCCTGTCTCTTTCAACTTCATCATGTTCTTGCAGTTCATCAAACAGGCTCATCACGGCGCGTTGTGACTTACTCATGCCACTTCCATTGCCGCTTAGATTTGGCACATCTGCCGTTGCCTCAAGCACAATGCTGCTGACCTCAAACATATCTGGCGTCATTAGTGTTATGGGTAGTTTGCTGAACGCCAACGGCTCTGGGAAAGCGTCATCTTTTTGCTTTGTCCACGTCATCACAACCTTGGCAAGCGCATCATCACCGACTTGCTCAACGCGAAACTCATGATCGAGGCTTGCCGTTAGCTCTGACGCCCCACGACCACGCTCTTTATTGCTATGACCTGTGTGATGCACCAGCAGCACCGTGCAGTCTTTATACTTATCTCTGCACCGGTCTAACGCCATGATGAGCAAGTTAACGTCCACACCAGAACGCTCATCTGCGCCGCCCAACGCCCTTGCGAGTGTATCAACGATGATAAGCCCCGGTGTTCCCGCTTGGTCGATGAGTTCATCTATGGCTTGTTCTAGCTCTGCAACGGCTTGTTCATTACTCAGTATGACGGCACGATTGCTTTTATAGAATTGCGCTTGCCCATCTTCTATTTGATGGTGTTTTTTCCATGCTGCAACACGCCTTGTGAGTCCGTTGCCCCCTTCGCCACAGAGGTAGAACACGCTGCTTTGTTTTACGTTATGTTCGTTCCATTGCTTGCCGGTAGCGATTGACAGCGCCATATCGAGCACCAGAAACGTTTTACCAGACCCAGACGCACCAAAGCACATCGCTAGCGTATCGCGTTCTATGAGGCCATCTATGAGCCAATCTGGTTTTTTTATGACGAGATCATCTATATGCGTAAACAGCTTGGGCTTGGGCTTTTCTACATAAGCATCGTGCAGCCGCTGTAAGCCTTGTTTTACGCTGTCTAGCCCTTGGCTAACGTGTATATCGTTCCAATCTGCACCTTGTATTGTAGGGAGTGCGTACTGCCTCTGTGAAGCTTTAGCGGCTGCGATCCCTGGTGTATCATTATCTGCTGCGATCTGCAACGTAATGTCTGGCCATTGTACAGCGAACGCGTTGCAAATCTTGGGCAGCGTGCCTGCGTCTAACGCAAAGATCACTGGTGTTTCTTCAGTTTCGCTCCTTAACGCCATATGCACGCTAACCCCGGTGGCATAACCTTCTGTTACCCATGCTGTACAATCGCCTGTAAGCGTTCCTATGACGCCAAAAGCCTGATCTTTGACGAGACCTTTGTTGAACTTTTTGAGTCCATTGGGTGATATTCTTTGATGCCCAACAACCTCTTGCTCAAAATTATACAAGGGTATTACAACCGTATCACCATCTAGCTCTGCATTTATTAGCTCAATTTGTTTTGCCTCAATGTAAGTGCTCATATTGCTGCCCGGTTTTAGCTTTATTATGTTTTTAAAATCGCTTGCAGTTGGTTTATGCTTAAACGGCTTTTCTTGTTTAAAAACAGGCCACACGCCATCATGCTTCATCTCGTTTATGATGTCACGAAAGCCATCTGTGCCACACTGTCTGCAATGCACTTTGACAAGGTTCTGATATTCGTTGATGCGAAACCTATCTGTGCCACCGCATGAAGGGCATGGGCCATGATATTCAGCATTAGAATTACCACCAGATACGCGCTTCATGTTGTATCTGGTTATAATCTTGTCTGACCATTCTGACCAATGTGGCTGCTCGTAGTCAGGCATTGTCTTTTTTAAATCTTGGGAAACGTCGCTTGATATGTTGGAGCAACTCAGCATGACTATTGTAAAGCGTCCAATCATCCTCATGTATTTGTTTAAGCGTACACAAACCGCAATGCATAGGATTGCCAGACGCCCAATCTAAATATTCTACGAAAACATAATTTCCGATAACATCTATGATGAGCATTTGCTTTTTAGGGCGTTTTGCACCATCTATACGAAACTCGTACAGTACTGCATATTTTCCAACTAATTTATTTTCCATGACGCTCTCCTAAAACGGAATCTCATCGTCTAGATCGTTTAACGCAGCTTGCTTATCTTTCTTGCCAAGATCATCACCAAAAGCTGACTTTTTAGGTGCCTTTGGTTCATCCTTTTTGCCGTCTAGTAAATCTGCAAATTCGTTTGCTATTGGATCAACTGGCGCTTCAACAAGGTCATCAAAAGGATTGCTTTGCTCTTGCTGCTCACGTTCTGCAAGTTCCTCAACCATCACGGCTTGCAAACGTAAAGTGACGCCTTGTTTGTCTCCAAAATCATAAGGCTTTAACGTGATTGCAGTATGAACAATACTATTAGTCGTAAGCTGAAAATCGTCTGATGCTTTGCTGCCATCCTTCATGTATTGGCGTGGCTTACTTTTGGCATCTTGGTAAGTTTTCTTTTTTAGCTTGGCAATACGTCCAGTATTATCCTCATTTAACGGAACTATTTGCTCAATATCATTGTAAGGAAATGGTTTTTTATTTACTTTTTCATCTTCCTTCCAAGCCTTACGCATATTATTTGCTAAATCTTTGCCTTGCTGATCGGTCATTACTACGTGCATTTCGTAAACACCTTCTGGGTCAGTTGCATCGCAAGGCACACTGCCACCTTTGGGTCTTTTTTCAGTAGGCGTAGGGTCAAACTTATATGCTCTGTCCAGTTTTGGCCAAAGTGCTTTGACGTTTGTTAATCTATAATCCATGTTTGTCTCCTTTTTTATTGGTCTAGATAATCGGGTAGGTTATGCATTGAGAAGCTGCCCCAACGCGTATCGTACTTGCCGGTTTCTTTTGCTTCTGCGATTTCGGTTAATGCTGTTTCAACAACGTTCGTTGCATATTCCAATGCTTCTTGGTCAAGCGTATGGAAGTGCGCAGGGTAGGGCCATTCTTTCTCTACTGCTAGAAAGCCAAAGTATTGCACCTCTACTTTTAGGAGCTTGGCACAAAGCAAATAGTGCGCAGCTTGAAAGTGATACCCCAAGCGAAAAATAGCCTTTCCGAAATTTCTGGGATCAGCTTGGGCGGCGCTTTTCACGTCTCCCATAACTCTAAGCTTTGGCGAATAAATGTCTGGTCTGCATTTCAACAAGACGCCAGTGCCAGGGTGCTCTACAAAGTAGCTATGCTCCACCTGTTTATCTTTTTGCTGTAGGAGCTTGCCGCAATGCTGATCGTTGAGTAAGCCGCCTACGATTTCGCCATAATCAGCTTCGACGCCATGCACCATCCCCTTGACCATATCGTAATCTTTGCGGGGCAGAACAACCTTGCCTTGCGCTTGTGCTAATGCGTCTAACTCTTTGAAAGCTTTTGTTGCGCGTGACTTTTCATCCGAGACCAAAACATTGCCTAACTCTGGCTCTAATGCTTCGCTATGCACGGCTGTTCCCACGTCTGCCACATGCTTGGCTAGGTTGAACTTATTATGCATTGCATGGAACGGTGATTTGGTGATCCATTGCTTTAAGAAAGAAGAGTTAACCCCTGTTTCTGCATGATAATCTGCGTTTGTAATATCTTTGTGTATGCCTTGTTTCATGTTGTCTCCTCTACCGCCTTGATCGTCTGACCAATTCGCATGGCTATCTGGGGAACAATGGCGTTGCCTAAACCCTTTAAACGTTGCACTCTATTAGGAACGCCTTGGCTTACTCTTGGGATGTCTCTAGGCTCGTCCACCCATCGGGATAACCCATCAGCCATTCCGCCCAATTTGGATTGAGGCTTCCACTGCCGGTTTCCTTGTAGACCCTCATCTGAATGTCCTCTTGCCGACCCTTCTGTATTCTGTTTTCCCAGTACGCTTCTTTGGTGCTGTGTTTCTCCAAGCCTGCCGTCGGTGTTGGGTACATCTTCACCACTCCTCGCAGATAGCCCTTCTTTATGTCGTGACCGTCTTTCATGTTTGCTTGCTTGCTGTCGCTTGCGTTTGGTGTCGGCCACATCTGCTTTGCTACCGCTACTCTTAGGCTGTTTTTTGTTGCTGCGTGATCCGTCTCCATCTCCCACTGTGTTACTTGCCCATGTTTCGCCTCTTGCGCTAATGGTGTCGGCCACATCTTTACATCTGTTCTGAGGCTTTTGTTCTGACCGCCCACTGTCGTTCCTTTGCTGTCGGCTGCACTCGGTGTTGCCCACATTTCTTGCGACGATCCAGAGTCGCATTCTTCTATGTGGGGCATCGACGGATACAGCTCCAAGATGAAATGTTTGGACTGCGTAATTGGCTTTGTCTGCCAAGTCAGAAAGCACCTCGTCGAGGCCCATAGTGATGTGTCCAGAAACGTTTTCACAAACAATCCAATCTGGTCTGACTTTTTGAACAATGGAAAATATTTCTGGCCAGATGTGTCTGTCATCCTGGCTGCCTCTGCGCTGCCCGGCTTGAGAAAAAGGCTGGCAGGGATAACCACAGGATAAGATTGATCGTCTATCTCCGATTGCGTGAATAATTCTAGTTGGGTCATTGGCTAGTTCCTTTACATCTTCGGCAATCGGCACGTCTGGCCAATGCTTGGCTAAAATCTGTCTGCTCCAAGGCTCGATGTCGCAAAACAAAACTGGCTTGCTGAGTTCTGCCCATTCAAAGCCCAACGCAAAGCCACCGATGCCACTGCAAAGGTCAACGTGCGCCATCACTCCACAGCCCTCGCATATGCAGCCATTAACAACGCTTCGGCTCTGTGTTCATCCTTTTTGCGCTTTAGTTGGTCGCTAACTTTGGGAAACTGTTGAATGGCTAGGCGTCTTGCACCGTCTTTATCTGCCGGTACGTGCAACGCTTTTTTCCAACTTGCTGGCGTTACAATCTGGTGCTTAATGTTAAGCACGCCCACCGTTGAGAGGATCTGACCGTAGCCCATGCCAATTTTAAACGCGCTTGAAACACCTTGTTTGGGTCTTGCCGATTGTTTCTCTATTATTAGAAAGTCGATCTGCGTGCTTTGCAGTATGTCTTTCAATTCGTGAGCGTTTAAACCACCTTCTGCAAATGTAGGTAGATCATAGACTTGGCACCAATCGCCACACAGTAGGGCAACGCCACCTGTCTTGTAGCCCGGATCAATGCCGCAATAGGTTCTATCTAGCCCCATTTTGCGCCTCATATCTGTGCTTTAATATTTGTTGAAGTAAGGACGCTACGCTGCGACGATCTTCTTTTGCTTCATTTTCTAGCTTGGTTTTTAAATGCCCATCAATTCTGACGAACAACGTAACCTGTTGATTTTCCATGTAAAACTCTCGTGCTTGCCATTTTATTATGAAATACTGTGTTTAGTACTTGTACAATGATAGCAAATTGCTATATATGAATAGGAGACAGTAAATAGACAGGAGAGATACAGTGTCAGAGAACCAGAAATACATAGACGCTCTCAATGAAGCAGTAGAGATGATGAACGCCAGTGATGACGGTGAGCTTTTTTTAGAGATTACATCTGCATTGAAACAAGCTGCAAGTAATCATGGAATAGCATATGGCGCAGAAATGCAGTCTTTCGTTGATTGGGCTAATGAGCAATTATCAAAAGACTAACAAAATGTATTCTTTTA